GTAAATGTTTCAGAGGATAGGGTTGTCAGACCGCCTCCGCCACCAAAGACACCGCCTCCGCCAGAGCCACCGGCAACACACCCTCCACAGCCAGCACCTATGGAAGCTGGCAGGGTAACTATGCCTGACCTTCAGCCTGCACAGCAAGTTGTTGATATTAACTCACGACCTGACCTGTGGAGAAATCTGGCTAACTTGCCTCTTGTCAGAAAGGCTGTTGGCTTATTCAATCCTAGTGCCGTAGCTAATAATCCAGCACAGCAAGCTGTAATTCTCAGGGCTGCTTTGAAGGATGAGGCAGCACAAAAAGCACAGGCAGTAATGTCTCACCTATGGGAAGTCGGGACACAAGAGCGTATATGGGGTAAGACTGATGAAAAGGGATTACTAACCAGTGAGGCGTTTAAGGGCGTATCCATAGATGATATACGCACCAATCCCGATAAATACTCAGCACGAATGACTGAAAAGCAAAGGGATTGGATTAAGCGGGCTGAGGAAATAGAGGATGCCAAGCTGGATGCTCTGACCAGAAATGAAGTTGAAATAAACGAGCTATCCTTTGAAGATGGTGGGAAGTATGCTGGGCGCAGGGTTATGGGTAAGTTCAATGATGCTGGTGAGTTGATAGAATCTGGCAGAATCGGTATAAGCGGTAGAGTTGGAGCTAAGATGCCCTTTGAGAAAACGAGGGTATTCAAGACGGCTGAGGAAGGTATTGAAGCTGGCTACCGCTATATGAACAGTGATGAAGCCTTATACTATAACACTCTCGGTGCTTACTACAAGATTGCCGATAAGCAGATGGCGGAGTGGATTCTATCTAAAGTTGATTGGAGGACTACGGCTGCCCCGGAAGCCTTAGTATTACAGGCAGAGGCAGCCAGACTTAGACTAAGGAAAGCACAGCAACTACTGGGAGCACTCAATAGGGCAGTTCGTGGTGAGCGAGTGCCGAGCAATACGATAAACTCCATAGCTTCTGCCTACCCTGACCAAGCTGATACCTTAAGAACGCTTATACCAGAACTGCAAAAGCCTTCCCCTGAAACTGCTGATACGGTGAGAATATTAACCAGTGAAGCCAAAGCCTTAATCGCTGAAGGTAAACTGGATGTAGCACAGGCAGTTAGTGCAAGGGCTAGGGCTAGGGAAGAAGCTATGAGGGTGAAATATGAGGAAGCGTCAATAGCTCACCCTGCCTTTCAGGGTAAGATATTTACTGGGGCTGAAGCTAAAGAAATCGCTGATATTCTGCGCAAGGGATTACAGCCTGAGTATAACGCAGCACTGGGAGCGGTGAACAAAGTCAATGCTGTAGGCAGGTTTTTCATGCTGGCTGGTGATGTATCTCCTATGGCTATCCAGCTTCAATTCTTATCATTCTATAGACCAGTGGCTTATGCAAAGGCTTGGGGTGGCTTTGTCAGAGCTATGTTTGACCCTGAGTTTCAATACCGCTACTATGCTAATCACCGTGATTTAATTAACAGGCATCCTACTTTAATTCTTAGTGGAAGGGGAACTGAGTTCACCGAGTTTATGGGTAGAGGCGGACTAGGTAAGAAGCTAGGTGTATTAGCCAAACCACTTGTCCCATTCCAAAAGGCTTTTGAAGGTTGTATTGATGTGGCTGGTATAGAGTTAGCCAAGTCTTTAGACCATCGTTGCACTACTCCACAAGCCACGATGGAGGTTGACCAGTTTATCAATGAATTTAGAGGGCTAACTTCCAGTGCCAGAATTGGCGTGTCATCTACGCAGAGACAGGCAGAAACAGCGTTGTTACTTGCCCCTAGATATAACAGGGCAATTGCTGGCTACTTATTTGATATAGTTCATGGTGGGGTAAGAGGCAGTCTAGCTCGTATGTCTCTGGCACAAGGCTTTGCTGGCATGGCTGCTATGGCAGTGGCAATTTCATTGGCACTTGGTGAGCGTGATGATGAGATATGGGAACACTTTGACCCGACAAGTTCCAAGTTCTTTACTTGGAATGTTATGGGAGTGAAGATAGGGCTTGGTGGTAAAATCAGAAGCATTATCAAAACCTTCGGCAATATGCTCAGAACAGGTGAAGTTGGGCAACCTGCCCTTCAATTCTTGCGTGGTAACTTATCCCCGGCAGCCAGCACGGCAATAGACTTGATAACTGGTAGAGACTACATTGGAGAACCTACTAGAGATAATGTCATTGATTTCACCAAGACAATAGCTCAGAACTTTATGATGATATGGACACAGAACTTCTTGCTAGAAGGTGGCACATTAAAAGACAAAGCTCTTGTTGCTACAGCCGAGTTTCTAGGCTTGCGTGGCTATGACATCAGTGCTCGGAAAGAGTGGGAGATAGCGCAGTTACAAGATATGCTCGGTGAGGTAATCGGCAAAACACCTACATTGAGTAAAAAAGACCCCGATATTTACCAAACCAACAACATCTATTCCGACATCAAGAAGAAACTGCAATACACGCCAGTTGAAGAAATTATGGCTGATAAGGGGTATGCGCCTATAGGTCATGCAGTTACCAGAATAGAGCAATCGGAGGGCAAAGCCCTACCAGATATTGCTCTAAGGAACTACAACTTTGACAAGTCAAAGGGCGATACCCTCAGTGACTATATGCTTCAGTGGGCAGAGAGACAAAGGATAATCGCTGCTGGCGAGAAGGCAGTATATACCAGAGTGAGAGTTGTTGAGGGTAAAGAGGAAAGGGAAACATTCAAAGGCTTGGCTGCCCTAGCTGCTCATAAGACTGATTACCCTTATGCCAACAGAGGAAACCTTACCAGAAGGCAAAGAGAACTATTACTGGGCTATAATGCTGCCACTGACAAAGAGCAATTCGTCAAAGACAATCCCGATATAAATATAAACTCTCAAGTAGAGTGGCTGAAAAACAATCCAGAAGCAAATGCTGAATGGGCTGTATTCGGGCAAGCTGACTTCTATACTAAGGAAGCCTATACTCGCTTTAAGTCGCTATTAAAGGAGTGGGACATTGTTGATGACGGCATACCTGAGATGGTTGTTCCGCCAGAAACTTCCCTAGATACTCATTTCAAAAGAATAGAGCTAGTGGCTGAAAACAAAGAATCCAGTGCTGAAGGTAAACTGTTACTTCTAGAGGATTTTTACAATGCCCATCCATCTGGTGAGATTAAGCCAAACGAGCCTCAATCTTATTGTGAGTGGAAGGATTTAGAAATACCCGACAAGCCACTGGACTACTACAAGCTGCAAAAGGACAATGCCGAACTCTACGATAAGCTGAATGACACAGATTATCTCAAAACTCTGGATGATAAAAAGGAAGACCCTGAGACTGGCTTGACGGAAAGAGAGACTTATGTAGCGGGCATCAGGGCTACCAAGATTGATGATAATACTACCTTTGACATGATTGAAGATAGGGTAACTGCTATCGGCAAAGGCACTAGAGAGAACCCCATACCTGAAACTACTGTTAGTGCCTTTGTGGAGTTCCGCCAGACGCAAGATGAGCATGGCAGTAGCAGCCATGAGGCAAAGCTGGAACGCCATCGCAACAATGAGCTTGATGCCTTTTTGATGAATGAGGACTACTGGAGCGAACCATCTCAACCTCTTGATGGAGGCGAAGGGCAATTCGTTCTTGAAAATTACCTAGTGCCTCAATGGGAAATTACTGTCAATCATAAAGAAGAAACGGCTGAGTATGAGAAAATTAAGGCCGATGCCATAAATCCTGAGACTGGACTGCTACTCCGTGATGAGTGGAAGGCTGGCGTAGGACTGACTGGCGAGGCATTACAGAAGCGGTTAGATTGCGCTAGGGACTGGAAACGGCAAGAAGCATTGAGCAAGCATCATCCTATAACTGGTGAGAGATTCCCATTGGAGCAAGTGGATAACTTTGTTGCCTTGTCTGAACTATCTGGCAAGGGGCATAGATGGGAATGGATGCTCATTAATGACCCTAAGTTTGCCAAAGTGATGTTTGACTACGGCATAATCAAAGAGGACTACTCGCTATGGAAGCCAGAGGACATACCCGCTATTGGTTGGGATGAGACTTATGAAGCTAATCAAGAGGGTATAGACCACCTGAATGGTATTTCTACTAAGACAGCTATATCGGTGGCTAAGGGCTGGTTTATTGGCACACCAGAAAAAGGGCTAACGCTAGATGAAACAAGAGAGAAAGCCAGAGATGCCCTCCGCTATGATGCTCAAGGCAATCCTACCGAATTAAGACTGGCAGAGCTAAGACTGCAAGCCTATGAAGCACAAAACCCTGTAACCAAAGAGAGAATACCAGAGAACCAGATAGACAACTATGTAGGTCATGCTGTCTTGCCAGCAAAGGGTTATCGTGGTGAGCGGTTCCTCATGGAGAATCAGGATTACTACAAAACTGTCTGGCTCGGTATTCTCGGTAACACTGAGGTAGACTTCTCCAAAGTTCCTGATGTGGAATACGACAATATCTACGACCAGTTCAAAGAGCAGTTTGATGAGTGGGATTCCTTTGCCGAACAGACCTCACCCAACTTTACTCAGGATAAAGATGAGAGGGCTAGGAAGCGGAAAGACCTTGAGCTATCCGACCCTGCCTTCGCTGAAGCTCGTATCAGGCAAGAGGCATACAGAGCACTCATTGGCTCTGAGCAATATGTTGATGATTATGTGGGTTACTACCAGCTACTTAAAAAGGGCAAGCCTGCATGGTGGCCGTCTGGCTTGTCATGGTATGAGGATAACTGGTTTAAGATAGAACACTCTGGCTGGTATAGTACAATGATAAGCAAGGGGATATTCAGTGGTAGGGAAGATTTCAGCAAAGTGCCTACCAGAGAAGTTTTTAATCTCTACCGGCAATACCAGGAGTTACCAACAGGTGAACCGAGATACCAGTTCAGATTATCTAATCCTGACCTTGATGAGTGGATGGTATTGATGGGCTTTGTCTCCAAGAAAGCCACTGGCACAAGTGCTGGCGTAAACAGGGAAGCTCTAACTCAGGCTGAAAGGATAGTGCAGGAGCGTATCAGGATGGCGGAGGAATTACAGGCTCAGGCTGATGAGGCAGAACGCTCACTGGCCGAAATAAGACGAAGGCTAGGCAGATAACTTGACAAACTGGTTATCTATTATTGTAAGCTATTATGTAGGAGGGGAATCATGACTATGGGACAAACCAATCCTGACGAGGACATACTTGCAGCGAGCCAGTCTGCGACAACTTCTCCAAAAGGTAAGGAGACTTCCAGTAAGAAAGTTACCCTAAGCCAAGAGGAATTGCAGAAAAGAATATCGGATGCCAAAGCGGAAGAAGGTCGTAAATGGAAGAAAGTCGAAACTGAGAGAGACGACTACAAGAAACAGCTAGACTCTATCACTAGTAGACTGAATGAACTTGAGACTGACAGACGCAATAAGGCATACGAGGAGGCTCGCAATACAGGGGGTGATGCTCTCACTCTCTTTCAAAGGAATGAGGACTTAACAAGGCGTGAAAGGGCTATCTCCGACAAGGAAGCCGATGTCAGGAAGCGGGAGTTACAGCTTCAGGAAAATGAGGACAGCTTTAATACCAGAAGGGCAGAGATGTTAATACCTTCAACTGCTGCTAGGTATGGACTCAAGCCTGAAGATTTAGAGGACTTCAAAGGCGTAACTGATGAGGCAGTTCTTGACAGGATAGCTCAGAGAATATCGGGTAAGAAACCAGAAGCAGAAGAAACGCCTGAGCCTGAAGAAGAAGGAAATCCTTTCGAGCCAATCTCTTTTCAATCCTCCGGGGCTGCGGTAAAGCGCAAGATAACGACTAGCGAACAGGCTGAAAAAGCCTCTATGGATGAGCTAGCCGAACAGCTTGCACCGAAACCCTCCAAGTAAAATAAGGAGGATTTAATAAATGGCTAACACGCTCATAACTCCGACTGTTGTGGCAAAGATGTCTTTGCTAGCATTAGTCAACAACTGGGTGTTTGGTGCTCTCGTTCACAAAGACTACTCCAAAGAGTTTAAGCACGTGGGTGAAGATGTAACAGTCCGAAACCCCGCTACCCTTACCGCCGTTGAATTTGACGGAGACCTCACTGGACAATTCCAGAATGTAGTAGAGTCCTCAATCACTGTGTCAATGGACACAATCTTGACTGTGCCTGTCCAGATAACACAGAAGGAAATGACCCTTGATATAGTGAACTTCAACGAGCAAATTGTTATACCTGCCTGTCAGGCTCTGGCAGACAAGGTAGACGAAAAAATCGCCCTGCTCTACAAGGATGTCCAGTGGTATCAGGATGCCTCTAGCACTACGGCACTATCCGACATCACGGCACTCCGTAAGATAATGACGGATAACAAAGTGCTTCAGAGGATGAGATATGGTGTCCTGTCTCCACTGACCTTCGCTTCCCTGCTCAATCTGTCTGAGTTCCGAGACCTTGAAAAGACAGGGGAAACGGCAGTCCTGAAAGAAGCCTCAATGGGTAGAAGGTTCGGGTTTGAACTCTTTGAGAGCCAGAACATTCAGCATCACACCATAGGCACAACCGATGAGGCAGTTGCCCTAAACGGCGACCATGCTGCGGGTGCTACTTCTCTGACGCTATCAGGCTGTGGCACAGGCACCATCAACAAGGGCACTATCCTGACCTTCACCGGTTATTCCAGTGAGAGACAGGTGGTAACGGCTGACGCTACCATAAGTGGCAACGCTGCTACTGTTACTGTTTCACCGGGGCTTACCGAGGCAATCGTAGATACCACTGTCATAACCCTGCATGGCGATGACGCCAATACCGCCAGCAAGGAAAACCTGTTCTTCCACAAGAACGCCTTTGCTATGGTAAGCGCACCGCTTGAACCGCCTCTGGGCGGGGCTAAGGGAGCTACGGTCAACTATAATGGGTTGGCTCTGAATGTAGTCTATGACTACGAGATGACCCAATTTAAGAATATGATGACAATAAGCATCCTGTGCGGATTTAAAACTCTGCAAGCTAATCTGGCTTGTAGGCTCTACGATGCCTCGTAAACTGGCTAAATAAACTAGGGACTTAATCCTTCCTAGTTCAATAGGTTAAAATAAGAAAAAGGAGGATTAAACTAAAATGGGAAACCAATTCGTTCCTGCGTTGGCTTTGTTCAACACAGAACTTTCAGCAGCGATAACGGCAAGTGCGACTACTGCTTATGTCAAAAGCGTAACCAGTATCCCGACTGCCCCGTTCCACGCCATAATTGACGCTGGAACTGCTCATGCCGAGATTGTCAAGGTAACTGCGGTTACTACGGCGACTAAGGCACTCACCATTGACAGGGCGGAAGGTGGCACTACGGCACGTGCTCATCCTATTGATACCCTAGTCCATGCCTGCGAGATGGATGCCCGCATGATTCACATGGATGGGCTGACAGTAACGATAACTGGTAGCACGGCTCTTAACGCCATGTCCCTGACTGTTACTGACGAAACCACAGGCTCTAGCGGGTATGCTAGGGGACTGTATATCGCAGCGACAGCAAGCGGGACTAAAACTGGTAGCGGTGAGCATAACTCGCTAGGTATTGACCTCACTGTAACAGGTGATACGCCTTATGCTTATATAGCGAGTCTATACTTCGCACAGTCAGGTAACCCAACTATCGGATTGATTAGTGCTATCAGTGTCTATATGGATAACATAGGCACAGGTGTTACCTACGAGCATATCCTTGACCTGCAAACAGGGAATCCGACTGCCAGTGCTGCCACCCGTGAAGCGTTCATCCGTTGTAGAAATCATGGAACTGGGACACCAACCAGCATCCTGTATCTTCAGGCAAACAACAATGCTAAGGTTGCTACCAACTTCATTGAGCAAGAAGGTGCTTGGGGACAGGGGCCGGTCGCTGCTGCTTCCGATACCAGCACCGCCACATGGACATACAAGATAAGGTGTCTAATCGGCTCTACAACCTTCTATATCCCTTGCGTTGCAGACGCCTAAAAATAAAGGCTTGGCGGTGTGCCTTGAAAAACACCGCCCAAATAAAAACTCGGAAGGAGAGTATAAATAATGAAACTGACAATCTTGGAAAGGATAAAGCTGCTAGAGGTATTACCACCGCAGGGGGATTTAACCACACTCAAGATACTACGAAAACTGCGTGAATCTCTTAGCTTCAGCGAGGAGGAACTAAAGCATTTTAGTGTGGCTCATGAATATATGTGTCCATATAGGAGTGAGGATAATCCTGAAGGAAAGCTAGAAAGGTGTGATAACAAAGGATTTTTCAAAGCACAGCCGACTTGTGGGAGGCATAATATCCCGATGCAACCTACTGGGCAAATGAATCTGATGATACCACCTGAAGCTATGGGTATTGAAAAGGAAATCCACATGGGAGCACAGGCTTTGACTATATGCTCTAGTGCTCTTAAACGGCTTAATGACTCCAAGCAACTTACCGAAGCTCATGTGAGTCTCTACGAGAAGTTTTATCCGCCTGAAGATATCGAGATACCAGAGGGAATAAGGAAATCTATGGAGGGGTGAGATGGCAAGCATAACATTAACTTGGGAACAGTTTGAGGAAATCCTAAAGAACCTCACAGCAGTCCATCAGGCTCATGCCCTAGCTGGTAGTGAGGGACATGTAGAGAACACTGTGGTAGAGACTGAATGGGATGAGAATGAGGTTAAAGTTACTATAGATGTTTAGGAGTAAATCATGGCTAGACGTGGCTTTTTAGATGTATTCTTAGATACCCTGTCCTCAGCTATGACGGCAGCTACTACCTCTATGGTGGTAGACGACATTACTGGACTATCGGCTCAAGATGTCTGCGTCATTGAGGAAGGGACTACTAGGGCTGAGGTAGTCTTAGTTACTGCGGTTGACACGGATACAGATACCGCTACTGTGGTAAGAGGTAGGCTAGGCACTACTGCCGTTGTCCACTCCAAAGGCTCACTGGTTAAACAGGCAGGCTACAAGATTGTCGTGCCATTACCATTAAACAGTCTGGTTGCAGCTACAGTCAAAGCAATCCTTCCTCCTAAAGGCTTACTTGTCAAGGCTTCTACAGTGCTGGGGGCTGCAATAGCTACTCAAAATGCTGTGATTACACTCTCCAATAAGACACAGGCTATCACCGGAGGGGCGATTACGATTGCTTATTCTGGCTCGGCATTGGGTGATATAGACACCTGCACACCGACAGCTTACAATGAGTTTGACGGCGATGATGATTATTTGAAGGCTGTCGTTAGCGGTAGCGATGCTGCTAATACCGACCCGATTACAGTTTTATGTGAATTCGTGCTTGTGGAGGCTGATTAAAATGCCACTCAAAAAGGGAAGTAGTAAAAAGGTTATCTCCGAAAACATACGGAGAGAAATGCACGCTGGCAAACCTCAGAAACAGGCGGTTGCGATAGCTATGAGAAAAGCTGGCAAATCGAGAAGTAAAGGGCGTAAGAAATAATGGAAGGCGAGGAAGTCCGCTTCAGGTTTAATCCTAAGACTAAGACTTGGTATGGTTATTTCGGCTGTTCAGACAAGCCCCAAATAACCTGTGAAGGATGCAAGAGACTCATAAAACAAGGGCAGAGGGTTTATCTGAATTTCGATAATGGCGGAATGTTTTGCGAAGGCTGCAAAGAGAATAGCCTGACTAACTTTGTCCAGAGTGAGGTTCAAGAATGAAGTGGTTCAGACCCTTGATAGCAACTGCTCTGGTAGCTTCAGCCATAGTAGCCTTTTTTCTAGGTAAAATAGGTAGTGAGGCTTTCATGGCTCTGGTTACTGGATTAGCCGTTTGGTGGTATAAAAGCCGAGATACAGAAAAGGAAAACAAACCATGATAGAATTGAATTGGGCTGCTGCGGGAGTCGTTAGCACGATATTTATTAGCTTGATGTGTCTAGCAGCTTGGGTAGGGAAAGTCAGTGAAAGAGTGCAACATAACAGGAAAGACATAGACAAGTATGTTGAGGAAAACCGCAAAGACCACAGGATAATCTTTGACAAGCTGGATGCCCTGAGAGAACTGATTAAGAACGGAGGTAGATAGATGATAAGTTATTGTCCTAAGTGCGGTAAAATAATATCTCTGAGAAATAGACAGGAAAAGGAAAATTGCACAGATATATCAGTATCTTGCAAGCATTGTAATACGAATTTTGTTATAACTATCTTTCACACTGTTAGCCCTAAAGCAGATACGAATTCTGTAATTAGCAGAATACTTTTCACACTTGAACCATTGAGGAGTAAGTAATATGGCATATCTTTTGACCGATATGATGCGCTTAGTCCGAGAGGATTTAAGGGATGCTGGCGAGGCTGACTATACCGATGCCGTTATAATAGCTGGCATACGAGTAGCCCTCAATGAGATAAACAAAGTCTCACCCTACCAAGATGTTGAGACTGTTACACTTACCGAACTATCTCCCTTCGTGGACATTAGCACCATAGATGACCTGCTTGAAGTCGTGGCTGCCTACTATCCTGTAACCTCTACCTACGAATACTGGAAAAATAAGAGGAATGTTACACGCTTCGGCAATACCATCAGGATAGAGATGGATGCCAGACCTTCAGGGGATGATGAGGAAGCCTACCTTGAATGTGAAAAGAGGCACACCTTAACCGAGCTAACCTCTACCCTGAGACCTTATGAAGAAGAAGCTCTCCGTGTTGGTGCTGCTGCCAATGTAGCTACAAGTAACGCCAGACCGACAATCAATAGACAGAACGTGGGCGGAGGCAAAGTTCCGACAACCCTAATGACCTGGGGGCAGCTAAAGCAAAGGGAGTTTGAAGGACTGCTGGCTGAGTTTCCTAGAAAAGCCTCATCAGTCTACCAATTATATTCGAGAGATTAAAAGGAAATGAGTAATGCAGACGTTATCCGATGCGCTCACATTGGCGATGAAACAGGCAAGCCTCTCACCTGTCTACAAGATAACGTTTGATGACGCAACCTACGACCAGTCCAGGATACTCTCCATCACCCGCAACATACAGGAATACTCTGACGTTGCTCAAGTTCTCCTAGATAACTCCGATGGCACTCTCACCGACCTAGATTTCAAAGGAGAAGCCTGCACAATCCACAGGGGCTTAGTCCTGCCCGATAACTCTACAGAATATGCTCTCACTCCTACCCTTTGGGTAATACCGCAACAACACAGCGACATTCAATCAGGCTCTTATGTGCAGTTTACCGCCGTTGGTATCTTCAATCTCATGGCAAGTGATGAGGCTAGTGAGGACTACGAGCCTACTGATGCTGATACCAACACTATCAAGGACTTGATAACCGCCATAGCTGGTGCCACCCTTGATTGCTTTGACCATTGTAAGGGTTACACAGTCAACTATGACAGCGAGGATAGCTTATTAGATACCTTCTGCCCTGCTGATTTTTTTTCTATTGCCAAAGGCTCTAGCCGTCTTACTGCTATCAAGAAGCTGATGGGCTGGACTAACTGTATCATCAGGGTGGAGGAAGATGGCGAGCTTCATGTTCTAGTTCCCAAGAAAGACGGCAGAACATGGGTAGCCAATACCGCTTACACTGTCAATGAGTATGTGCAACCTACCTCACCGAATTATAACTTTGCCTACAAATGCACTACGGCTGGCACTTCTCATGCCACTACCGAACCAACATGGCCGACTAGTGCTGGCGGGACTGTAACCGATGGCACGGCGGTGTGGACTGCTGTAGCTTTTGACTATGAGTATGAACTCACGGAAGAAGCAAGAACGGCTCACACGATTTTCGGCAAGAACTATCGCAAGAACCTTCCAGTCCCCAATCGTATTGTTGTGCAATCTCACCCCAGTCATGCTTCTCAATATTCAGGTGAAGCTACCATATCGGGCTATGATGACCTCGATGATGATGTGCAGAAAACCCACTTTGCACCTTACCTCAGACTTACCAGTGATGCACAGGCTAAGGCTATTGCTAAAGCTATGCTCGGCAAGATAGAGTTGGCTTCTCAAAGAGGCTGTGCCACTGTGCCGATGAATGTCGGGGCAGAGCTTTACGACTATGTGAAGGTAATTGACGCCAGGCAGAGTGACTTCTTTATCGGCAACATCGGGCATATCAAGGAAGTCTGCAAGCCTGAGAACGATGCCTCTAAGGGCTTCGTCATGGACTTCGGTGCTGGTGAGATGGTAGAGATTAGTCCATTGGGGATAATCAGTGATGAAGCTCTGGCTGGTGGGACTGCCAGTATTAGTGCTTTGCTTGACGCTCACAACTCTCTAGTGAACTTCGTCAATACATTATACTCTCAACTTAACTCAATGATTGACCTGCTTAATGTGGTGGCAAGTTGGAACTATACCGCTATTCCTTTTGTTCTCAATAGTGGGACTGGTTGGAAAGGGGAAACGCTATGTCCATTCCCAGGGGAGATAGTTGCTTGCCTACTAGGTGCAGATACTGTTGGGGATATTGTCGTTGATGTCTGGAAGTGCGCTCTCGGTGATTATCCCCCCACTGATGATGACTCTATTACGGCTAGTGCCACACCAACTCTTGATAATGAGCAAGGTATGATTGATACTTCCCTTACTGGCTGGACTAAAACCTGTGCTTACCTTGACTGGATAGCCTTCAATGTGGACAGCGTAACCGACATCACTCAATGCACCATAGTTCTAGTCATACGGAGGACTTGATGGCAGAATTAACTGTTAATGCCAGTGTCAATGCCAGAATATCACATGATTGCAGGGTAGAAATTTTTGACAATGTTAAGATTGTTGATAGGAGAGGTATGTAATGGGTTCGTATGATATATCAATTACCCAAAATAATGTGGGTAGAATTGATAGACTAGCCGAAGCTGACTATGCTTCTGCCCATGACGCTAATGCTGGTGATTATATTCAGAATCATTATCACCAGATGCTAGTTGGTCAGTACAAATCTGGTACACCTACCTACAGTGTTTATCGTGGTGGTATTGAGTTTAACCTTGCTACTCTTGCTGGATTAACCCTTTCTGCTTGCAAGCTCCATATCAACTTGGCATCAGGTAGCACAGTTCCCGATTTTGACATCACTATCGTAGATGGGAAAGATTTAGGGGCTACTTTTGTAGCTGCTGATTTCGGGGAATTACTTGATGAGACCACTTCTTGGGGAGAACTCAATACTGCGGGGCTTTCACTAGGCTTTATTGATATAACCCTTAACGCTACAGGACTAGCTGCTGTTCAAGCTGCTATCGCTGGTGGTGTAATCAGGTTTGGTATTCGTAGTTCAAGGGATATTTCATCCACAGAACCAACGGGTGATGAACGTATTAGCTTCATTGGTAATCAAGTTACAGAAACTAATGAGCCTAAACTTATTGCTACCGTTATTGTGGATGAACCAACAGTTACCACTCAGGCTGTAACAGCCATAGCAGCTACCACAGCTACAGGTAATGGCACCATAGTTTCTATTGGAGATACCCCAGTTACTCAACATGGTCATTGTTGGTCAACAAGTGCTAATCCAACAACAGTAGATAGTAAAACTGAAAATGGGGCTGGTAGTGTTGGGAGTTTTACTTCTAGCATAACAGAGTTATCTCCTAACACTCTTTATCATACTAGAGCTTACGCTACTAATGCTGGTGGAACTGCTTATGGTGATGATGTTGAATTTACTACCTTAGCTGCTAGCTTCGTTCAAACGGCGGTAATCGGTTGAAAGGATAATAAGATGTGGGAGAAACTTAAAGAGATATGCGCTTCCGCCTTCTTGATTGCGACTACCATTTGGTTACTAGGTCATCTGATAGCCATTCAGGTTTGTGGTGTAGTAGCCATAACCGAGGGCAACAAGTGGATACTCTGGACTGAGATAGTCATGACAAGCCTTATCCTCATACTGGCTATTGAAAGATTTATAAAGAAATTGAAACAATGAGCCTTGAAGAATTAGCTCAAATGAACTGGGAACTCTGCATAGCCTACCTTGACGACTGCATAAGGGAATTGCAAGAGGTTAGAATAAAGCTAGAGAAGGCATTGGAGCTAAAGGATGAAATTTCTCAAGTATCTGGCTGATGCTATCTTTCAGGGAGTTATCATAGCTATTGCGGTGGCAGCAGCTATCGCATGGCTATCACAGAATGGGTATCTTACTTTCAGGTGATAGATATGGAATATAAAAGATAAGCTGAGAGTAGCGTGGTGCAATTGTGAGTGCGAACTGTGCAAGAAGCGTATCAAGCCAGGTCATCAATATACATGGCTTCAAAAGCCACACAAGAATCACTTGGGGAATACTATTATAAAGTTAATGAGGGTTTGTCCTGAGTGCTATGAGAAGAACCAAAGCTAATCCCCATCCTCTTTATTGCCAACAACAATACCTGATGGTGAGTAGTCAACTCTTTCAACGCTTCTTCAAACAGGTGTTTCTTCAAGTTCCTATCATCCACTAATTCAGTTAAGTCCACAGTTTGCCACCTTTCCTTTTGGCTATCAGCATTATAGTGCAAGCCCCGAAGAAGAAACCTACCCCAAAGCCACATAATAACATCTCTATCATTTCACCTTCCTCTTATGCGAACGGAGTGCATCGTATATAGTTTTCCTTTTCAGGTATTCACTGAGCTTTAACTTCTTCCTTTTGGCTCTGCGTTCAAGGATTATGATTATATCATCGGGAAGCCTAAAAGCGGTAGGTTTTGTTGTTTGAGGTATTCCGCTATGTCTCATAAAGTATACCTTTCTAGTAAAGTTTCTGAGAAGTGTTACACCTTTGGCACTTGCTCTAGTATAGCACTATGCAGTATAGCGGTGTTCTTTTAACCACGCCAAAACATCTTCTGCTAGATAAACTCTATTCCACTTGTTAAGCCTGATATATGGGAAGCCGTTTTGTAGGCGTAGTTGATTTAGCACGTTTAACTCCACGTTTAAAATTTCTAGCAGTGCGACTTCTGACACCACTTGCTCTCTTAATGTTTGGTTCTCTGACACCTCTATCCTCCTTTTGGAATAAGCTGGATTCCCTTACCCTTCTGGTTTTGCCATCCTCAAAGACAAGGATAGCTTCACCGACTTTCAAGTCTTTATCCCTTTGATAGTCATATAGTAACACTTCCATCTCTAACATCTCGCATCACGAAATTGCTCAATCCTCTGAATGAGTAGGTATTTGTGATTGACCTTCACAGCAACATAGTGTTCTTTGTCCGGGGCTTGTGCTTCCAGCAGTATAATCTCTTGCAGGGCTTTCTTGAGGCTTATGGGAACTGCCTTGTTCTTGACTGAGACTACTGCCCATGAACTAGAGACATCAGGATTAGAGACACCAGCGTAACCCGTGCGCTTGAAGCCCGGTATTAGCTTGACTATTTCCCTCTCTCCACGACTTCCCTTATTCCTACTCATCTTGCCCATTAATTACTCCATTATTATTCTTTGGATGGCTCTTAAAACTCCTCTAATATTGTAGTGGGGTCAATGACAACACATTCCTCATAGAACATCTCTGCAATTTTAAGGCATAGCGTAGCCGTCTGTATTGCCTCTTTGACACAATGCTCAGGTTTGCCGTCTCTAAAATTATGCTCTGATATAGCCTCAGAAAGCTCACCTAATTCCTCAGTGGCAAAGGCAAGCCACTGAAAAGCGCTGTGGTCTTGTATGCCCCACTTATCTAGTTGCCTATGATTTTCTCTGTGAACTAGGGGCATAACTTTTCCTGTTGATAGACATAAATCCTTCATTTCCCCTCCAACAAAAGTGAGTTACTTACCCGCTTCCATTTTCTCCAAAGCCTCGGACACCTTACCGACAAAGTGTTTCATCTGTGCCTCGTTAAGCTGCCCGACAGCCTGCATGACATCATCGCTCTCAACCTTGTAGGACTTCTCAAGGAAGTTGAGGATATTCTCATCTCCCCAACCCTGCCTGTTTACTTTGAGAGTTTCAAGGCTTTCGGTTAGCCATGCTATATTTACTGGTTCTGGTTCTGGTTGCTCCGGTGAAGCCTCAGC